TAGCTGTGTCCAGATACAAAGCTACCAGCTTGGATTGTACTTGTTAGCATTAATCCACCTGCTGGAATTGCAGGAATTACACCAGAAGCAACTGTTAAAGTTGTTCCACTGATAGAACCTGTAAATGTTGTCGGAGCTGCATAACCTAATGTGCCAACACCTGGACCGCCTGGAGCTGCTGCCCAACTTGCTTTCCACTGACTGCTACCAACTTCTACCCACTTACCAGCAAGTAAAATACCGTCAGTTGCATATTTCTTAAACCACAATGTGTTTGTTGTTGATGTTGCTACTAGAGCGTATGCACCAATTTGTCCATAGCTGTTAATAGGAGCACCGCTATCATTTACCAATGAACTGTCAGTAATAACAGATACAGCTTGGTGTTGGAATGATTGACCGTTTGTTGCTGTAGCGGCATCTGCGTCCCACTCAAATACACCAAAATTGCTGTCTGCAATATCTAACCAGAATGTACCGTCTGCTGGTAATCCTGTTGGAGCATCTGCGCGAGCGTGTAGTTGACTTGTATCAACATCAGCACGTACAACATAAGCACGATTACTTACGCCTAAGAAGCTGTAAGCAGCTTGTAGACCGTATTCGTTTAATTCACCAGCGTTAACTGGATTGTTTTCTGCGTCAGTTTGGAAGTAAGGAATACCAAAAGTATTTCCAAGATCCATTTGGCTTGTTAGTAACCAAACTTTACCTGCGTTTGCTGGAGTTGTTCCTGGTGCAATACCAGTACCAGCGGAATTCATTTTGTTTGCTGCTGATGCAACTACGATTAAAGGGACTGTGCCAGGAGCGCCTGGTGTGTAGAACGACTCGTCTACTACTGTTACGCTTACGCCTGGTGAACTTAGTTGGGCCATATTAGAATCTCCGTTTGAACATTGTTCTTAAATGTATTTATAGCATTTTGAGTTTTTATAGCTTATATACGCCTAAGAAAAGGTCTCGAAAAGGCCAGGTTCGCTTAAATAAAATATGAGACCACTATGTGCTTGCGGATTGCGTCCAACCGCTGTTAATTACAAGAAAAACGGTAAAACTTTCTACCGCAGTCAGTGCAATGCTTGTCTCAAAGGCAAAGATTCAGGAGTTCCTAAGTGGTTTCGCTCAGGATATCGTCCAAAGAATCAGTGTGATAAGTGCGGATTCAAAAGCCCGCATAAAGAAGTTTTTGCTGTATTTCACGTAGACGGAGATCTTAATAACTGCCGTCCAGCAAATCTAAAAACGGTATGCTCTAACTGCGCTCGAGTCCTACATAAAGAGGGCGTTCGCTGGCGTCAAGGCGATCTGATACCCGATCTATAACATCTTTAATCTGTGTATATAAATCGTCAATAGTACTGTTATTATCCAGTTCAAAATCAAACTTTGTTCCAACCCAAGCTGTTTCGCTAGCGTGAATTCCTAATTTACTCATACGATTTTTAGCCAATGCCCAGTTCATACAATGTTCACCAGCGTTCATATCTACCGCATCTTTGTACCATACCGGTTCGTCTCCGCGTTTTACACGAATTACGATTCCGCCAGCGTCTTTAATTGATTTAATTTCATTAGGAAAACGGCAATCGCTAATAACAACATCGTCTGTACTTAGACGTAATTTGTTTTCTAAACTAGCTATCCACATATCGTCGTGGAACCCGTTGCGACAAACTTCTGTACCCCAGTATTGTAACACCCAACGTGGAGTTAACTGTGGCATATCTAAACGTTCTGCCCACCAAGTGTCAACTTGCTCTCGCCAATCACGGGCTTGCTTAGTACGGCCTTCTAACATAGTTCGATCCCAACCAAATACCTGTGCTACAGCATCTTTTAAACTGTTAGCAAATGATTCTCGTCTAAAACCGTGGAAGTTAGTCAAATAGTCGGCAATAGTATCCTTGCCTGAACCGATAAAGCCACACACACCTATAATCATAGCATCTCCTGAAGATATGCTAGTATATAACAGTTTTGTTACAAGGTCAAATTATTTGTTAGCCAATAACAAATGTTAAGCCCGAACCGCCCGCTACGTAAGTATCTAATTCTTTATCAAGACGCTCAAAGTCTTCTTTAGCACTTGATTTCAAATCGCCTCCGTTCATCTGAATTGAACTACCTGGGCCAGCAATTGACGCAAACTTACTACGTGCTTCGCCTAGCATAACTTTACAAACTGCAAGAGTATAGTCTTTTAGCCATTGCTTGGCATAAATGTCTTGTAGTAGGACCCAATCTGGTCTATGATTATAGCTTTGGATTAGGATTTGTTCGCCCTGGGCAAAAGGACGTTGTAAAATATCTATGATGTGTGTAGTTGGTTTCCATAGGAATTCAATATAGCTACCAAACATACGTCCAACTAGCTTTTGATATCCAGCAAACGCATCATACGTTGCTAGTCCGCCCATCATAGATCCTGACATCAAATATGTATTTGTATATGCCAGGTTAAAGGGTTCAAACAAAGTACCACCAGCACCGATTCCGCTACGACTGCCGATAGCACGACGGAATACTTGGCGTACCGCAATAACTTCATCGGGTAATCTGTATTCATTTTGATCCTGTATTAATTCAAGGAACAAGTAGCTTTCTTCTACGCTATTTGGGCTTTTTTGACGGTAACGATTTAACGCACGATCCAAGGCAGCTTCGTAGTGTTCAGGATCTAGTTCTACTTCGATCATCTGGTCACCCAGCATTAGCTTAACGTACTTGAATACGTTATTTCGCTCTATAGTACTGTTAGATTGTGTTGTTGGGGCTAATTCGTCCATAAATAGTTCCTCTTACATATTTAGCTAACGATAAATATCATTATGCCCAGACTCTCATTATACAAACCAGAAAAAGGCAATGACTACAAGTTCATTGACCGACAAGCCAGCGAAATGTTTCAAGCGGGCGGAACAGACGTTTACGTCCACAAATATTTAGGTGCCAATACAGCACCAGGAAGTACTACCGCTGATCAGCCCGGTTATTCCACTGTTGCTCCAACAAACATACAAGATTTGTTATTTTTAGAAAATCGTGATAGAACTTACGATACACAAATCTACAGAATCCGCGGACTGTATAATGTACAAAACATTGACTTTAATCTAAGCCAATTTGGCCTGTTCATAGACAACGACACGCTGTTTATGACTGTACATATTAATGATTTTATTAATTTTGTAGGCCGTAAACCTATGAGTGGCGATGTGCTAGAGCTACCACACTTGCGTGATGACTTTGCACTGAATGATTTTGATTTTGGATTACCACGTTACTATGTAATTGAAGATGTGGGTCGTGCTAGCGAAGGTTTTAGTGTTACGTGGTTCCCACATCTATACAGACTTAAACTTAAACGCATCACTGATAATCAGCAATTTGCACAAATCTTTAATCAGCCAGCGTTGGATGCAAATGGAGATCCTGTAAACGGAACTACATTAAAAGATTTGTTAAGCACTTACAATCAAGAGCTGGCTATCAACGATGCTGTTGTACAACAAGGTGAATTAGATGCCCCTAAGAGCGGATACGAGACTCGTCAGTTTTATACACTAGCGGCAGATCCAATCACTGGCGTACCAGTTTTAGAAACAGCGGATGAAACAGACATCCTTGCCAGTAACGCCGGTGCTACTATATCGGCCAGTGGCGCTCAGGCTGTTCCACAACGTAGCGGATACAGTGGGTACTTGCTAGGCGATGGCTATCCAGTTAATGGCTATGAGTTTGGGTTTGGAATACAGTTTCCAAGCAACCCAGTTAATAACGACTTTTTCTTACGTGTAGATTTTTTACCTAATAGATTGTTTAAATTTGACGAAGCTAACAACGGTTGGATTGCTGTTGAAGATAGTGTGCGTATGAATATGACCAATAACGATACACGACATACACTAAAGACTGGATTTATCAACAATGGTACTACTTGGTTATACACTGATGCAGTTCCTTATGGTGCTGGGCTATCACGCAACCTTACTCCAATTTCAGGTCAACAAAAATCATTTATTCCAGCTGGCACAACTGTAATCAATACTAGAATTCCATTCCAATCAGCACCATACGTTGTATTGAAACTTGATACAGTAGTACTAGATTATGCCCTAGCAGACCATCCAACAGTAATAGTAGACGATGGTACAGAACCATTTGGCGCAGGGCAAGGTGGGTTCTTACAGGTTAACCTTCCTATAGTCGATGGCGTTCAACAAGCCACGCCATTTGCTGGCACTTGGACTGTTACACTATACAACAGTAGAGAAGCTGAACGCCAAGCGATTAGTAAAGCTCTTAAACCTACGGCGGACCTATAATGCACATCTATAAGTTCACACATACCAAGGAGGCTTCGGTTTAACGCCGTTGTACCATTATACAATTCTTCTACGATGCGCAAATAAGACGATATATCACTCAAACAATACGTGCGTTGAGTAACTTTGTTGTCAAATATGGAGATGGTAGTTTACACCGTATACCAGTTATGTACGGTGATGCTGATAGGCAAGTGGCTAGTATTATCCGCAATAACAGCGAAAACAAAGTTAACAGCGTACCGCGTATCAGCGTGTATGTTAGTGCATTGGCGCTGGATAGAGATCGCCTAGCAGATCAAACTTTTGTGGATAAAGTTAATATTCGTGAACGCGATGTAGTCAATGGCCAGTACACAACTGGGCAAGGTAAGAACTATACCGTTGAACGTTTAATGCCAACTCCATTTAAACTTACTATGAAGTGTGATATTTGGAGTAGCAATACAGATCAAAAGTTACAAATACTTGAACAGATTTTAGTATTGTTTAATCCTAGTTTAGAATTGCAAACTACAGACAATTATATCGATTGGACCAGTTTAACTGTACTAAACTTAAATGATATTAACTGGGATAGTCGTACTGTTCCTGTGGGTAACGACACACCCATTGACATCGCTACACTAACATTAGAAACTCCTATTTGGATTAATCCTCCAGTTAAAGTCAAGCACTTGGGTGTTATTACTAAGATTGTTACCAGTATGCACGGCAACAGTATTACTAGCGGAACGTACATTGAAGGGCTTGGACAAGATCCAATTGAGCCAACAACTACGCTAACTGATTTAATTGATATTAGTGCTACTACTATTACTGGTTACAAGTTAGAAGTTTTTAATAATCAAGCCGTATTGCTAGGACCGCACGAAAGCTCAATCCCGTTAGAACCTACGTTAGAGATGCCAGTACGTCAGGGCACACCGTTGGATTGGTTAGATATTTTTAATCAATATCCTGGCAAGTATGTTGCTGGTAGCAGCAGATTATACTTAACACAGCCTAATGGCAGTCAGGTCATAGG